ATGGAAAAAGTTACAGTTATATACATTATTGCGATATCTTTGCAACTTGCAGGCGCAGTTATTTTGATTATTAATTATTGTAGAAATACTCACAATCAAATAATTGATAGATATTTTCCGGGTAGTAATTTGGTGGAAAGAGATAACAAAGATAATATTGTTTTGGAAAAAGAGAGAGTACAAGAAGTTGTGCGAGAAATATTTATGAACAGATGCGCATTTTTCTATATTGGCGCAGGTTATATAGTCGGAATATACGGGGAAGCAGGAAAAACAAATAAATGTATTATATCAATATTAGTGATTATAGGAAGTTTTTTACTAATAGTGTTAGGTGAGATTATTTTGAATGGTATAGTTAAAAAACGCTATAAAAAGGATATGGAAATTCCGTACAATTCAGTTGCGAGCAAAGCTGATGCCTTACCAACAGAAAAAGAAATGGACGAAATAGTAGAGGATGTATTTAAAAATTAGGCCATACATGTTAAAAGCACTCAATGCCTATGGCTTGATGCCTCTTAAGTAGACGAGGGAAACAACCGGATCTACTTAAGGGGAATCAGGAGAGGTATTGGGTGCTTTTTACAATTTAACGATTTCCTAAGTAATTTTTGAATGATGCGATAATATCTATGGAAGGAGTTGATCCATAAGTGGCAATTATGCGGTCTCTTTCGTGAGAGGCATTATCAGACCATTCTTTAAAATCCTTTTGAGATATTTTTTTGGCAGTTACACGAGCATACATTCTTTTATAGGCACGTTGATATTCTTGAAGAATAGGGTTTGAATCAACTTTGGCTTTTCTTGCCTGTATAGCAGCCAATTTTTTACAGGAGAATTTTTCGCCAGGTAGTACTCTGTCGCAACATTCAGTTGCATAGTTTCCTTTGGAAATAAAATATTTATTGCAACGGGCACATTTTTTTACATGGACATTTAATTGGATAAGAGCGTACAATTCTTCCATTAAATAACAATGCAAATTATCGTACTGATATCTGATGGTTGTTGAAACTTTCATTTTCTTTAATTCAGAAATGCATTTTTTAGAGAATGTGGGTTTTTCAATAATAGGTTCTTCATAATGACGATATTTTTCATTGGAACAGTCCATTCTCTTCAATATATTTAATTCATTAATAGGTGTATCAGATTCTAAAAAAATAAATCCATTACGTTCAAATTTTTTTATGTTTGTTAGGAGGTTGTCATTATAAAGCTCGCTATAGATATAATATTTCTCAAGTGCTGATAATGTTGATAATTCAGGCAAAAACGAGTCATTACAACAGAAATTTAAAGCAAATTCAAATTCTTTTTTTGTATTAATTAAACTTGATCTATAGGGCAAACTGAGAGTGTCTCTACAAAATGAATAATATAAAATATATAAATAAATACATTCTAAAGATGCAATGTATTCTTGCTCTTTATTATTTTCGTGTACCCCATCCCAATGTCCAGAGTTTTTACTTGATATTTTTTGTAGATAGTATAAGGTTTCATCTGGTAATGCAAGAAAATTGAATAAATTTTCGCCTAATGGAAATTGGATTACATTTTCACTAAATTCAATCCAATGAAAATCTGTATTGTCATCATAATATTTTCTGGTATCAATGTCTAAAGAAATTGTCGAATTGTTTATATCCAGACAAGCATAACACAAACCATCATTAATTAGTTTGTCCAGCGTTTCGTAGTCGTACATAATGCCCCCCCTAATTAGAAAATCAAGATTATGCTAAATATAGATTTCTATACTACTCTAACACAAAACATTGTGAATGTCTAGGTATAATGATATAATAAGATAAACAAAATAGAAAATTGAAAAGTGAAATAATTTAATTATCGAAAGGAGAAAATAAAATGAGAGCCTTAAAAGAAAATTGTAATGGAAGATTTCAGAAAGTTCCGGCAGCTTGTGGATTGGTAAATGTAAGTAGAAATACCCTTATGAGAATAGCTGGTGAAGCAAACGCAATAGCACGATTTGGAAAATCAGTTCGGATTGATATGCCAGCTCTTTATGATTACATCGATAAAAATTGCAAAGACTGATAAAAAGAAGGTGATTCTATGAGTGTATATGAAAACCTGCTGCCGGGAAGAGAAAATGCATTGTCTCCGGAGTATCTGGCTGTGAAATGCCATTTTTCCAGTGTTCGGATGCTTCAAAAACAGATCGAAGCAGAACGCAAGGCTGGCAAGGTCATATTATCTAGCACCACTCCGCCTGGAGGATATTATCTTCCGGCAGCAGGAGACACGATGGAAATCCGAAAGTTTATTCGTACTTTAGAGAATAGAGGTGAAAATACATTGCGTGTGTTAGAGAGTGCAAGAGAACTTTTGGAAGAGTTGGAAGGTGATAAGAATTGACTTTTGAAAGGATTTTATCACACTTTCAAGTTAGGAAACGCGGGACAGGCAAGGCACAATGCATTTGTCCGGCACATGCAGATAGAGAGGCTAGTTTAACACTTACAGATGGTAATGATCGAGCATTGATTAAGTGTCATGCTGGATGTAGTACTGAGGAAGTTGTTATTGCAGCAGGATTAAAAATGTCAGATTTATTTTATGGGGATGGATTGGCAAAGGAACGATGGCGTGCGTACATAGAGAATCGTGAAAAAAGAAAAATCGAGGCTGTGTACAATTATGCTTCCATTAACGGTGATTATGCATATACAAAAGTACGATTAGAAGGCAAGAAAATGCTTTTTGGAATCTTGAGTAATGAGCGTTTTGCTTATGGCTTAAACGGAAAGAACAAGAAAACGTTTAATGCAGTATATGGAAGCATATCCAGTATAAAGCGGGCCATTGAGAGAAAAGAACCAGTATTTATTCCAGAAGGGGAAAAGGACGTTAATACTTTAGTTAAAAAAGGATACGCTGCTTTTTCTTGTGGCGGTGCAAATGATTGGAATAAAAATGTATCCGAACTTTGTAAAGACGCAGATGTGATAGTTTTGGCAGATAATGATGATCCGGGAAAGAAATTAGCGTCTACTGTTGTAAGAGACTTAAAAGGTACTGCTAAGAGTATCAAGATAATTATTCCAATGCCAGAGGTGCCTAAAGCAGACATTACTGATTATTTCGAAGCAGGACATACTGTTGAAGAATTTGAAAATTTAATAAGGAATATTGGTGATACAGAGAAGATTTGTGCAGATGTTCAGCAAGATCAGAAGCAGGATACAGGTAAAAAACGATCTGTAATACAAAAAAGCAAGGACGAAGTAGCAGGAGATTCGGCATTAGTCTTTAAATTCCTCGACTGCAACTATGATGAAGATGGAAATGTAAAAAGCGTAAAACAGCTTGTACATAATTTTGAAATCGTTATGGATAAAGACAGCCGTTTCGCCGGGAAAATTCGCCTTAATGAGTTTGCACAGCAACCTTACTTATATGGTAGTGTACCATGGGAAAATGAGAATAATTGCAGAGCATGGAGCAGTCATGATGATTCAGCACTGTTTTCACTGATACAGGCTGATTATGGGCTTAAAAGCCGACAGGACTTTGCAGATGCATTGAAAAATGTTTCTATGCGGAATAAATTCCACCCAGTAAGAGAATTACTGGATTCCCTTACATGGGATGGAAAAGAGCATATAAGAAGCCTGCTGCCGGAATATCTTGGAGCAGAGGATTCTGATTATACATACCAGGTAATGCGCTTATGGATGTTAGGAGCTGTTTCAAGAGTGTATAAACCCGGAAGTAAATTTGATTATACAATCATTTTACAGGGTTCACAGGGCATTGGCAAGAGTACGTTTCTGAAATTGATAGCTTTGGACGATTTATGGTTCAATGATTCGTTGGATAGTTTGGATTCAGATAAAGCAGTACAGTCACTTACCGGATCATGGATAATTGAGCTTGCAGAGCTTAAATCATTGGCGAGGACGGCGGGCGGTGTGGAGAGTGTAAAGCGATTCCTGACAGCCACACAGGACAAATACAGAATCCCTTATGAGCGGCGGGCAGATACATTTTACAGGCAGTGTGTATTCGCTGGGACAACTAATAAAGATGATTTCTTGCAGGATGAAACAGGAAACAGGCGTTTTCTTATTATTCACACAGGCGTTACAAAACCATTTAAGAGCCTTTTTATACCAGAAGCTATGGACGATATAAAACAGGCATGGGCGGAAGCAGTGCATATTTGGAAAAACGAAGATCCACAGTTGATACTTCCGGAAAACTGTATGCAGCAGGCTAAAGAGCTTCAAGAGGCAAATATGGCAGATGATGGCAAGCGTGGAATTATTCTGGACTACTTGGAAGGAAAAACTCAGGTGTGTGCAAGAGAAATATGGTTTGAAGCATTGGAAGAAAGCATTTCTCCAAAAAGTTATCAGACATCGGAAATAAACAGTATTATTGCAAAGGTACCAGGATGGCAAAGAATGAAAACTCCACGCAAATTTCCTAAGTATGGAAGTCAGAGAGGGTTCCAGAAGATGTTACTACAAACTGAACCGGAAAAAACTACAAACTCTTCTGACTTTGTGCCAGTTCCTAAACAAGAACAAATGGAAATACCGTTCGAGTAGGCGATTTTGAAAGAATGTAGTCAACTTTGTAGTTAGAATGTAGTCAGCTCAACCCCAGCATTTATGGGCTTTTCTACAATAACTACAAATACTACATCCTATAAAAAGAAATATATAAAAGATAATAATATAGGGATATAAGGGCATATAAAGAAAACTTTAAACTCTTTGGAACGGTTGTAGTTGTAGTCTGTAGTTGGATTTTGTAATGGATTTTATAGGCGGCTTACCGCCGGAAAGGACAATAATCATGAAAATAATGACACAGGATAAAACACGAGTTTTAAATTTTAAAATGACGTATATCAGTTATGTAAGCAAGAATCGTATTTGTGAGGGTGATTTTGGTATTGCGGAATATGCAAGTCCAGAACGAGCAAAAGAAGTGTTGAATGATATGTTTCAAAAGTATGCAGCAGGAGAAAAAGTATACATCATGCCAGAGGAGTAACCAGTGAACGATAAAGAAGAATTAAAGCAGATATATGACATCTTCACGGGTTGCTGGAGGTTATACAAAAGGCTGTATCCTCCGAGCAGACCTGAAGACGATGCATACTGGCAGGGAATGATGAAAGAATTAGAAGTGTTACGGAAGAATTATCATCATTCTCGGTTGTGTGAGGACCTTCTTTGCGCTGTTGTCAGGGATTTAGAAACAAAATCCAAAAGAAGTAATCCTGCTGCCAGTATGAAAGAGTAATGAGGGCGGTCACCCTTGTGATGTATCATATCATGCCAGACTGAACGGTGCAAGATGGGGCAAACATGTACCACAACTGTGGTCAGGTTTGATGGTAAAATATATGTAACAGGTAATATTTCATTGTTGCGGAGGTGATATTGGTGGTAGTTATTGCACTTTTGTTATTTGTGATTGTATGTGAGCTGGCGGCTATTTATGACGGACAGAATGGAGGAAAATGACATGGGAAGAAAGAAACAGATTTCAGATCAGAAACGCTTGCACAGGGAGAGAATGCGATTACAGAAGGGTGTGTTTAGTTCTCTGGCTAATGCGATTGGTAACATTGGAGAACTTTATGCGGATTTCGTGCAGAGCGATGAGGTACGTAATTCCATGAAAGCTACAGCGGATAAAGCAATTGAATGCATGGATAATATCAAAGAACTTAACGAGCTGGAAGAACAGCTGAAAGCAGAAGAACAGGAAAGCGAGGGTGAGGATTAATGGAAAAAGTAGTGGTTCAGACCGGTGCGAAGACATACCAGATTACTGATCAAGACGGAAATGATCTGGGCGTGTTCAGATTTATTCCTTCAGATGCCGGCATTTTAAAGCGATATAAAGAAGCCGCAGCGTTTTTTACTGGAATCAATGACAAAATCAAAGACAAAGACTTCGAGGAGATTCTTCCAGATCTGGAAAAAGAAGCTGGTGAAAAGATTGATCTGTTGTTTGGTGCTCCTGTATCAGAGAGTTTCTTCAAGATTACCAGTCCGTTTACCATTCTCGACAGCGGAGAAATGTTCGCAGAACAGATTATTACTGTTATCGGTGGAATCATCGAAAAAGAACTGGATGCCAGAGAAAAGGCGCAGCAGGAGCGGATGAAAAAGTACACTGAAAAATATACTGGATGAGAGCTTATGAACTGCCCACCTCATTAAATATTAATGGGGTGGCTTACACTATCAGAACAGATTTTAGAGCAATTATTGACATTCTTATTGCTATGAATGATCCAGATTTAGATCAACAGGCAAAAACATTTATTATGTTACAGATCTTGTATGAAGAGTGGCAGAATATTCCTTTTGAAGATCTGACAGAAGCATGTCAGAAAGCCTGTGACTTTATCGACTGTGGACAGTTGGACGATAATCCGAACCACCCTAAACCCCGTTTGATGGATTGGGAACAGGACGGAGATATGATTGTTCCGGCTGTAAACAAGGCTGCCGGCAAAGAAATCAGAGCCGTTCCATACATGCACTGGTGGACGTTTTTCGGATATTTCATGGAATCCGGTGAATGCCTGTTCAATACAGTTGTTGGAATCCGGTCAAAAAAGGCAAAGGGCGAAAAGCTCGACAAATGGGAAAAGAAATTTTATCAAGAAAACAAGAATATTATTGATATAAAAACGCGTCTCAGCGAAGAGGAGCAGGCGTACAAGGATACGCTGAATGAGATGCTTAACCTCAAATAGTTTGGAGGCAGATATAACATGGCAGATGGTTCAATTATCATTGATACCAGAATAGATACCGGCGGTGTGTCGAAAGGAATGAACGCTGTGAAGGCTGGAATGACCAGAATATCCGCACAGGTATCGAAGATGGGTGATTCAGCAAAAAGTTCTTTCCAGAGGCAGATAACAGCAATAACGGACCTGTATCAGAACTACGAGAAGCAGGAACGTAAAGTATCAGAGTTAAAATCGAAGCTGGAAGAACTGAGCAAAGTCAGAATTGAGACAGAGGAATACAAAAAGCTCAAAGACGACATGAAAGCGCTGGAAAATGAGTTTGAAAAGGTTGAGACAAAACAGCGTGAATGGCTGGAGATGGGCTTTTCAATAGATTCTGCACCGCTTAAGGAGCTTGACAAACAGATGGATGGCATCTGGGCAGATATTGACAGATTACAGCGGAAACAAAAAGAGATGCAGGCATCCGGAAGGGCCTATGTAAATCCTGCATCGACAGATGAGTATAAGGGTACGGCTGAGAAATACAATGCGGAATCACAGAAGCTGGAACGCATGAACGGAAGGTTGTATTCATCGTACAATAATCTGAAAAACAAAGTTGAGGAATACCGACAGAAAAACAGCCGGCTCGTACAGGTGATGCAGAATCTTCAGAAAGCTGCTGCCCGTGTAGGTATGGTTGTAAAAAATATGGGATCGGCATTGAGAAGTGCCGGTTCCTCGATTAAGAGCATGGTCTCAGCGATGAAAAAAGCTGTAGAGAACATGTTTAATCTGAACAAACAGACAAATCGGTCGAGAATGAGTCTTTCCCGAATGCTGGGAATGTCGTTGCTGTTTTCAGGGGTATTCCGGGCGGTAAGTGCTGTCAGTGATGGTGTGAAGACCGGATTTGAAAATCTGGCACAGTATTCCAACAGTACCAATTCAGCAATATCTTCTTTGATGTCCAGCATGACGAGGCTGAAAAACTCATTTGCTACAGCCTTTGCACCTGTTCTCACCGTGGTAGCTCCGAGCATGTCAAGATTTATTGATATGATTTCCAGAGCAATCACTTATGTTGGAATGTTCGTTGCGGCACTGACCGGACAGAACAGCTTCGTAAAGGCGGTTGGTGTTCAGGAAGATTATGCTGCAAGTCTTGATAAGACCTCGAAGAATGCGAAAAAGGCATCGAAGCAGACAAAAAGCTATCTTTCTTCGTTGGATGAGGTGCACAAAGCTTCAACCAGTGGGAGTGCAGGAACAGATGATTCCGGTGGATACAAAGCACCTACACCGGGACAGATGTTTGAAACGGTCCCGATTGCAAATAGTATTAAAGGAATTGCGGACAAGATCAAGAAGCTCATTAAATCGGAAGACTGGGAAGGTCTTGGAGCTTACATAGCCAGCGGAATCAACAAAGGGCTTAAAAAAGTCTATGATGCTATCAACTGGAAAAAGGTTGGACCCAAAATAACAAAATTCTGTAATGCATTTACCAGAACATTTAACAGTCTGGTAAATCACATCGACTGGGATTTGATGGGGCGGACGGTTGGTGCCGGTATCAACACGATTGTAAATACGCTGAATCTCCTGATTACAGGAATCAACTGGAAAAACCTTGGTAAGAAATTTGCAACCGGAATCGCCGGCTTTGTTCGGGAAGTCAACTGGAACAATCTTGGACAGCTCATAGGAAACAGGTTCATGATTGCCTGGAATATCTTTAACGGAATGGTCCACAGCCTTCCGTATAAGGAAATTGGACAGGCGGTTGCGGATGGTCTTAATGGAATCTGTTCAAGGATTTCCTTCCGTGAGATAGCGGATACGCTAGCAACTGGCCTGAATGGAGCATTTACCACATTGTACAGCTTTACCCGGCGATTTGACTGGACAGGTCTGGTAAATAACATTGCTGGAGGAATTAATACCTTTATTTCAGAGTTCGACTGGAAGAATAATGGGCGTAAACTGGAAGCTTTCCTAAATAGCTTATGCAGTTCACTGGTTGATATGGCAGAAAAAACAGACTGGGAGGCTTTTGGTCAGGGGATTGGTGAAATGCTGGGACAGATCAACTGGGTGAAGCATCTGAAACAGGCAATAACTGCGATTACCCGGACACTGGGTGGTTTGTTTGAGGGTTTGGAGGCAAGCGGAACCGCCGGGAAAATAGCTGCTTTTTTGGGTAAGGCGTTTATCGCGGTAAAGATTGCGGATATAACGGGCATTGGAAGCCTGGTAAAATTCCTTGTTACCACTATTGGAAAGAAGCTGATTACAGAGGAATCAGTACAGGCATTAGCGGGAAATATTTCTAATCTGACCAATGGGGCGCTTGCTGGATCTACATCCGGCATTGCTACATTTGCATCTTCTTTGGGCTCTTTAGTTGGGACTGCCGGTGCAATTACACTGGTCACTGCCGGAACGGTTATGCTTACGAAGAAAATTGCTGAGTTAGTAGAAACTGCGCAGGGCGGAAACGGAATTTTAACTCAGACAGGTGGATACTTACATGATTATGCTGGCAAGATGGGCGAAGCTCATGCAATTACGAACAAACAGGTAGAAGAACTGTGGGCTTTAGTAGAAGCAGATGAGACTGCCGGTAAGTCAAACAGTGAGATGTATGACAGCATGGTTCAGAAATTGGGCGAATATGGCGTATCGGCTGAGAAAGCAACGCAGATCCTTGAGCAATATGGAGCGCAAGCCGGAGTGTCAAGTGCATTTGTTGAAGAAATGACAGGTAAGGTGCAAGCTCTGGGAAAAGGTTTTTCTGAAAGCTCTTCCACAATAGATACATCTTCAATAACTGTGAAAGAATCAATAAAAGGAATCAGAAGTGTACTATATGATCTCAGTGTATCTTCTAGTGAGTATGCCGGAACATACAGAGGTGTTTTAGAAGTATTTAATAATACAAGCGGATCAGCGGCCAATGCGCAGGATGCTTTTAATATTGTCTATAATGCCCTGAAAGAAGCAGGAGTCCCATTGGATGAGCTGAATAAAAAACTGGCACAGGAGTTTCCTTCCGCAGCTCAGGCGACAAAAAGCAGTGTTGATTCTAGTATTGTTGAGGCTCAGAAGACAGTAAGCAGTTCAACTGGAAAAATGAAAACGGATGCGGAGACTAATCTTGCAGGAGTAAAGAAAGCAGCAGAGGATGCTTCTGGAGGTGTGAATACAACCACAGTGACAAACTGGGGGAATTCGGCATCAGAAGTAAAGAAAAATCTGGATAAAATGAAGCAGACTGCCAATTTAAAGCTTGGCGAGATGCAGAAAACAGTAGATAGCCATTTCTCCGGTCAGTACAATACCATGACCAATAAATGGAAGTGGGCCGGTGAACGTATTGCACAGATAATTTCTGAGATAATCCGGAATACAGAAAGAAGCCTGGAAGGGCTGGCACGTGAGATGAAGTCTATCGGAACGAGGATGGGAAACAATCTGGCAAATGGAATTTCAAATGCAACCAGTGGAATCACAAGGACATTGAATAATGTTGTTGGAAAAGTAAACAGCACGATAGGAAATATTAATAGTTCTCTGTCTGGAATCGAAAGAGCATTCAGCTTTTCTTATGATGTAACGGGTCCTACAGGCAACCGAAGATGGGGCTATTACAATATGAGTTTGCCAAGGGTGAATACAATTCCATACCTGGCTAAAGGTGCAGTTATTCCACCTAGAAGTGAATTTCTGGCTGTCCTTGGTGACCAGAAACAGGGTAATAACATTGAAGCACCAGAAGCACTGCTCAGAAAAATTGTCCGTGAGGAAACTGGCGGACAACAGAGTAGTGGAAATTATCGCTTTACTGCTCAGATTAACCGAAGAACAGTATTTGATGAAATTATCGAAGAAGCAAAGTTAAGGCAGAATACAAGCGGTAGAAATCCGTTTGAACTGGCATAAAGCAATTCCCTGTCATGCTAAAAAGTGTGGCAGGGAGAATGCAGGGAGGAAGAAAAATGCTTACGAGGGAAGCAACTTATGAAGATTATGGATTTTCAGAGGAAGAAGATAAGAAATTTAATGAGTTTTGTCGAAAGCTTGAAATGAGGGACAAGATATTGTTGTTACAGTGCGCAGCAGAAGTGTATCCGAACGTTTGTGATGAACTTTATTGTTGTATCGTAATTGGAATGAGCTATGACAAGATGAATAAAAAGAACTTTGTTCCACTTGATCGTAAAGATTTCTATGCATACCGGAAGAAAACGCTGGCAGTGTTCCGGGCGGCATTAAAGGCATGTAATAGATATCCGTTCTAAAGGTTGGAATAGAACCTGTCAAAACCGTCTGTTTTTATGTATTGGAAAATATCATTGATTAGTTAGGGGTGATTACTATGGCAAAAGGTATATCAGCAGAAGCACGTGAGGACATATTAGTACAGGCATTTTTAACGTGTCCAAATATAAGTGAGATATCCAAAAAGACGAAAATTCCCAGACCTACAATCTATACTGTAATTCATTCAGACAGCTTCCAGCGTAAGTATTCTGAGGCAAGAAACGAGGCCGTAACAGGAGCGATTGCATATCTGCAAGGAAAACTTGGAGAATGTGCAGCAGTGTTGGTCAATACGGCTACTGATACGGAAGTGCCGGCACAGATCAGAGTGAACGCGGCTAATGCAGCATTGTCACAGTGCTCTCAGTGGACAAAGAATGTAGATATGATTGAACGTCTGGAAGCTATGGAAGAATTGATGTCACGAGTAGAACAGGAGCAGAAATCACAGAAGAGGGGTAAATGATGGATTTATGAATCGGACAAGTCTAATCTGGATAGGAAGGAGTATTAAATGCCGAGAAGAAATAAGCGTGTAACGATAAGGGCTACAAGCGTGCCGGAGTTGCACCAGTGGCTGAGAGCTTGCAAGAGGGAAAATGCCAGAAAGAAATCACAGGGGCATAATGGGACGAAGAAACAGACAAAGGATTTGCATATTTAAAGGCGGTGGTGAATTATGGGAAGTCCGTTGATTAAAAGGCTTGATGCTTTATACCAAAGAGCTCAGATGGTAATGAAAGTGCAGGCGGATCATGCTCCGTTTTTGTACGTTGCTCCCTGGAGCTTCATGAAGAATGAGTGCAGAGTTAAATATTTCCCGGAAGGAACTTATCAGGAGGAAGAAAAAATAACAACTACATTTCATAATGCACTTGCAATAGCTCAGTATTACTATGAATGTGGCATTCATGTTCAATTCACAATGAGTTTATGCATAGAATGGCTTTTCCTGTTTTCTTGTGATGATCCTAGGTATACACCAGAACAACAAAAAGTCTGGTACAGAAAAAACAAAGAAGAATTTCCAGAAATAAAAGCTATGTTGGAGAGTGAACAGCGATTTGAAATTGTTGGAGTACTGCGAAGAATGCCTCAGAATTTTCTTTTTAAGGGATTACCTGATGATATTAAAGATGATTACAAATTGATGGATTCTTAGACAAAAATACTGGGAGCATGGGAATTTAATGACACGATTACGCGCACGTAGATATTCGGAGATTTCGGAGTCCCTAAAAGAGTAAAATGCGTTAGAACGAAGCCTGAGCGAACCCCGAAAAATAAGACTGTAAATATTATCGAACAAAACGAAAAGGAGGTTTTTATGGATGGCTGTAACGAAAATGTAATTGAATTTATGACCAATGATACCAGAGCAACTTTATCATTCTCACAGGGTCGGTATAAGTCTGTAATCCGCAAGCTGGCAGAGAAGCACCCGGAAGATTGCCGGATCATTGCGGATAACGAGGACGGAAGCATTTGTGCTCATGTTCCGGTATCCTGGCTTCGGATTTCTCCGCCAAGGCAGTATACAGAGGAACAGCGGCAGCAGATGGGAGAACGACTGAGGCAGAATAGGTCTGAAAATACAGCAACACAAGGATAAAACAGGGCGAGAAACGATTGTAGAGTGTTTGAGGTAAAGTTGTAAGGGAGAGCAGATAAAAAGGCTAAATGAGCCGATAAAACAGTAGAAGCGGTGATGATGGCATTTAATAAAAATCCTGCTGCCGAACCTACGGTTCAAGGAGCTTTTTCACTATTTTAAGGAGTGTTGTTGAGAATGAAGCCGTGAGGAAGCCGTGAAGAATGGTAAAAAAGGCGGCAAGAACCGGGAGTGCTTGAACTGTCGATTAACAGTCGATATATTTGATCGAAGCGGTGAGGAAGCGGTGAGAAATTAATAAATTAATGGAAAAAGTTGGTATTTTCGGATATAGCTAAAGAAAGGCGTACAGATGAATGAACTTGTTTATTTAAAGAATGATGAAGCTGTGTGTGATAGTTTGCAGGTGGCCGAGAAGTTTGGAAAGAGGCATGACAAGCTGATAGCCGAAATAAGAAGAATGTATGGAGAGTTGATAGGAAAAAGAGGTGTCCAAAATGGTGGAGCGAAATTTTTCTTCGAATCAACTTACGAGAATCGTGGAAAACGATATCCTATGTTTTTAATGACGAGAGATGGCTTTTCATTGTTGGTAATGGGTTTTACCGGGAAAGAAGCTCTTGAATGGAAATTGCAGTATATCCGGGCATTTAATCAGATGGAGAACTTTATTCGTGAAAAATCTACTCAGATGTGGATTGAAACCCGGAAGGCAGGAAAGCTTACCAGAAAGGCAGAGACGGATACGATTCAGAAACTTGTGGAGTATGCAAAGGGGCAGGGAAGCAGTCATGCAGAAATGCTTTATATGACTTATACCAGACTGGCAAATAAAATGGCAGGAATCAATAAAAGGGACGAAGCTACGGTGATGCAGCTTAATAACTTATCTTTAGTGGAAAATATCATTTTGCATGAGGTTGATCTAGGAATTATGCAAGGGAAACATTATCAGGAGATATACAGGGATTGCAAGAAACGACTTGAAATGGTGAAAGATTTGGCATACCTCGAAGCGGTATAAGAAGAAAATAGGGATAGTAAGAGATATGGGTGATTTGCAACGGGAAATTGACAAATTCCTGAAGCTGGCATATAATATACTTATCAAGACAGCCAGTAAGGGAAGTCAAGGTTCCCCGTCCTGGCAAATATGTTGAATTAAGACGTAGCCGCCTATTCTTTACCAGAGAGCAGGGCGGCTATTTCTTATGTGTGTATGTAAGGATAGATACAATTAAGCTGGCTGTCGTCAGAATTATCATAAATATCTCGTAATCGCTCATAAGCATCCCCTCCTGTCAAGGCTCAGGATCAGGGGAACCACAGCCGCTCTACTGGCTGCCTGGATAAATATACTATATTCAGTTTTAGCTTATTGAAATCCCATGTTTTATTGCCTGCTCTTTGAGTTTGAGAAAATTTTTTGTTTGAGCATTTTTCATTCTACTATAAGCGCTAAAAGATTTGGGAGCTAGTTCAGGTAATTCATAAAAAATATAATAGTATTCTTTACGCATCAAATTTTTCTTATGAAATGCTTCCTGCTGTTTTATGTATTCAGGATTATCTTTTATATGATTGATTAACTGCTGATAGTTTGTATCGTGATCAAGTACAGAATATATATATTTCTCAGCCTTGTCAGCTTCGTCAAACATTCCCATTTCTACGTGCCATTGTACTATCCGGTAAAAGTGGCTTTCGTCCCAAGATAAAAAAGGATGAGCAAACATTAATTCAGTACATTTCCATAAACAGGCTGAACATCTTATTTTATCTTTGCGATTATAAAAGCTTCCGGCTTTCATCCTTAAAACATAATCTAAATTTCCAGTAACGCCATATCCCCCCATTATATTTTGATGTGCTGGGAATTTTGGTACAGGAATGCGCTTTAAATCATCCAGATTCTCCAGATCATATTTTACTCCATCTGAAACCAGATATCTGGCATCGTACCAACTTTCCTTATCGGTGGGGTACACTTTGTACATTTCTCCATTTTTAAAATAGATGGTTTGCGCATCAGGAATATCAATGGATGATGAATTGAAAACATTTTTGATTTTGCTAAAAAGGCTCATATAATCCTCCTAATAAATGGAACAGTAAAATAACAGATGTTGTTTTATTTTTTAACGATAGAAAGACGATAGGTAACGTGATGCTCCTCAGATGGTGGATTCTGGAAAACTTCTTCGTCAATCTCTAAATCTGTAAAGTCATCTGCGTAAATTATTCCGTCAAGTAGCTCCACCCGGATAAAATCAGGCAGATTCATAATGTCATCATAGGTATATAAGCGTTTTGCCATGAGAGCACATCCTTTCGTGAATAATAGTAGTTATACGTTGTCGCGTTCCATCCGCTCATCAACTGCTTTTTTGATATAACCGTTTACGGATTCTCCGGCAGCAGTCGCAGCGGCTTTGATTTCTTCGTATTTTTCCTTTTGGACATCTAAAGGAATACGTTTAAGTTTATTTTTTGCATATTCGATATCATATTTGGCTTTAGTTGAAATTTCAGGCATTAGAGATTTCCTCCTTGAGATACTTGTATGTATTTATTTAAAATGTCTCTATCCCATAAAAGAACGTTTGTTTTTTGGGCAAGATCTTTTGCTTGTCTGGTGAAATAGCGATTTGTCATTACTACTGGAACATGGCAATTATAATATCTACATCCGGAAAAGGCTTCTTGCACTGCTTTGTTTCCGATATCAGAAGAATAACATTTGCACTGTATGCCATATTTTACACCGCCTTTCTCGGCAAGAACATCGATTCCCTGATCTCCACTACCTTGTGTAACACTAACATTGTAGAAACCATTATTTTTGAGCAGCTCGGCACAATAATATTCGAAGTCGTGTCCTTCCATTGTATCGTAGACTGGAATTTGAGGTTCTGGTGATACATAAGATTCAACAGTGTCTTCTGGTTCAGAAGCGGATTCAGGAGCATAATCACTTTTGCTATATGACGGAATAATTGGTTCTACGTCATTAGAATCAGTAGAATTTGCTTTGATGATTCCTGAAAAAGTTCTAACTATAGAAGAAATAATGGCGCATACAAGAGCTATTATTACGGCACCAGGAACAAACATAACTAAAGTAGCAACAAGTCCGGCTATAATATGTGAACTATCTTTCTGAAAACCAGTAATTGTAATGTAAACCATAAAAATAAGCCATAAAGCCGTAAAAAACGCTGTGACTTTGTGGTGAATGTAAAATGTTGTGATTTTTTTTCAAATCTCTCTCTCCCTATAGTTGATTTTAATACTTCAAAATTATATCAAAAAGATGAAACTGTGTACATAGTAAAAAGATACAAAAAACTACGTACATATTTGTATAAAAAGTCAATAGACAGGCAACTACGTACATAGTATACTATGATCAGTTCAAGGGAACAGAACAACAGCGAAGGTCGAGGGGAGTACCGAAAGGGAAAGCAAGAGGACAACGCAACACCGAGAAACAGGATAAGAGAGATTGAGACGTTCGGAAGGAACTAGATGTTTAAAGCCTGCCGGGGCTGTTGAGAATCCCTAATAAAGTAAAGGAGGAACAGAGCATGAGATACAATCTCAGCAAGATCATGTTGAAAGCATGGAAAGTTTACCGCAAGACAAAGAATATCAGCTTTGCAGAAGCACTTCACAGAGCATGGTTATCTGCAAAGGCAGAAGAAATCAATGCAAAGAGAATCGAGACAGCGAAACAGGCAGCAGGAATCACAGAGGAAACCAATACCTTTGCTAAGTGGAAAGAGCTTGGTTATAAGGTAAAGCATGGAGCATCAGCATTATTCGGATGTTCTCTGATCTGGGGAAGTAGAGGAGACGGGGCAACATACAAAGCCAGTTTCTTTGGAAAGTCTCAGGTAGAAGCAATTTAATAAAAAAGCCCTTACCAGAGCGGCAACTCTGATAGGGGCAAGGTAACCCGACATTCAGCAAAATTGAGGGGCTGTGCGTATTATAACACACTCATTCCCCTCAGACAACAAAAGAAAGGAACGAAAGTATGATGTCAGTAATGGACGTTCTTGTAATTTTTTTTGAGTGGATTTATATCTGCTAAAGTATGTGATTATGTATATGAATTAGAACGAGAGGCGAATGAAGCATGAGTAAAGAAAAAACATTAAGAATATCAGAAGAAACAGAAGTGATGCAGGCCGCAGGTGTTCCGGCTCAGGAGACAGAAGGCGCAGGTGCGGTCATGGCAACGGAGATTATTGCAGATCTCAAGAAACAGCTCGAGGAAGCAAAAGAAGAGGCAAGAGAGTGGGAAGAAAGTTGGAATATGAGTCGTGAGCAGGTTCGAGCATTGTCCAGGCAGTCAGATATTATTAGTATGGTGTTAAGGATGGATGATGTAGAACTATTAGATTTAGCTTTTGGATTTGTTAGAGGATGTTATAACCAGCAGATTAAAAAGGAACAGGAGGCAGAAAACAATGGAGAAGTGTAATTTAACCCAGATTCCTTGCAGAGAAGCAATCATGGAAGTGGTTCAGAACAACAAGAACAGAAGATCATTGCAGCACACTTATGAACTGGCAGAACTCTTTCGGAACGCTTGTTCCAGTAATGAAGCATTTATGGAACTGCCGGAGGAAGAACAGGAGCGCTTCTTGCTGATTACAGATGCTTTAATGATGAATGATCTGGAAGACCTCAAGAGGGTACATAACCTTGCAAATTATCTGATGATAAAGCGGATTAAGGATAATGTGAAAGCGGCGGAGGCGTAGCATGGACTATAAGAAAGAAATTGAAACTTTTCTGAACGAAATCCAGAGCGAGAAATTTCTAAAATTTTTGTATAACGTAATTGTCTCATTTAAGAGACAATGGGGGTATTAATATGGATTACAAAAAAGAGATTATCAATATGATAGAAAAGATAGAAAACAGATGCTGGTTAAGGACAATATATGTATTCATAGAGACATTGATTAAAGATTAAATAACATCAGGGGCGGCGTAACTGCTGCCCTTTTGAAGATAGAAAGAAGGGCGAAAGAATGGCAAGAATACCATCAGGAATGCGAAAAAAGGAAAACGGCCTATTTGAAAAGCGTTTTACCGTAAATGGAAAGCGTTACAGTGCCTATGGCCATACTGTGAAGGAATGTACTGACAATGAAACAGAAATCCGCGAAGCGATAAAGGCAGGGCTGTATAGTTCCAACAAAAATATAACTCTGGATGCCTATTTTGATGAATGGGAAAAGTCCAGAATCGGAGTCGTAAAGAATAGCAGTATCAATGAAACTCGATCAAAATATGATAATCATATTAAACCGGCACTGGGAAAAACAAAGATACAGAAAATTGAGAAACGGGCGGTATTGAAGTTACAGCGAGAATTATCACAAAAGCTTTGCGCATCAACGACAAATAGTGTTTTAATTATCTTAAAATCAGTGCTAAATGAAGCTGTCAGAGATGAAATCATTATCAAAAATCCTGCTGCCGGTGTAAAGCCGCTAAGAACCGATGACAGACCTAAAGCAACTGAAACCATTCACAGAGCCTTAACCAGAGAGGAACAGCAAATATTTATGAAAGAAGCACAAAAAGAATGGCTCTATGAATTTTTCTGCTTTTCGCTCTGCACTGGTATGAGAATCAATGAGATCAATGCCCTGAAATGGTCTGATATAGACTACATCAACAATATGATCCACGTCACTAAGACCATATCCAGAAAAAAGGGCGGTGGAATCGAAGAAACATCGCCTAAATCGCAGACCAGCAAACGTGATATTCCTATGAATGATACGATCAAAAAGATTCTGCAAATGCAAAAAGACAAGATCACTCTGGTTTACGGCGATATTTTTGTAAAAAAAATAAGCAACCCTATTTTTATTGGCAGCAGAGGAGCGACAGCAGTCTCTTCACATTCCGTAGGTTATTCTATAGATAACGTTTTAAAAAGACTCCGGCAGCAGGGCATAGAGATCGAAAGATTTACTCACCATGCTTTTAGAGACACTTTTGCAACCCGTTACATAGAAGAGGGCGGAAATATGCAGACATTAAAAAAGATTCTGGGACACAGTTCCCTGGCAATGACTGCAGATCTGTATGCTCATGTCTTGCCAGATACAAAACAGCAGGAAATGAATCAAATTGAAAGTGCATTTATCGGGGTAGCAGTCTTGTGA